ATGCTATTGTTTCTTTATTTTCTGAACTTTCTTCTTCCAATCTCTTGGTAAGTTTTTTCATAAGTTGCTCTAGATTTTCAGTAGGTTTCCTATGTAAATCAGAATTGTAATCATTACCATCAACGGTAAATCTAGGTTCAGTCATTGCAATTAGTAGTATAGGATGGTGGAATATGGTGATCATTCCAATGTCGAATATTACCACCAACAATAAAACAATTCGTAATTACAAGTTGAAGAAAAATAAAAGTTCTGATCATAGCAACAAAATCTGCCTCTTCATCATTTTTACCAGACTTGTCTCCAAGTGCTTTTGCCCATATTCTCCATATTTTTTTCATTTAGGTATTTTCCTATTAAAATTCCAGTAATCAAATTTTTCCCAAATATAGTATACACCAATCAGAGATCTTTTGACAAACTCTTCAAAAAATATCAAGGAAATAAAAATTATTTTTTCTATCATTACTATTCATCATGACTATGCTTTAATTTTCCAGAGATATTGTATGCCTCTTTATTTCCACTATGACCGTGAGCAATACCCAGTTCATGCATTTTAGCATGTTCATCAATAGGATCTCTCAGTTCTTTCTTTCCTTTTCCTACAGTAAAATATAATCCCCATGCAACTAAACTAAAGAGAAATAGACCGATAAACACAATAAAACCAGTCTCAGGATCTAATTGAAGATGAGGTATAAGTGTATCCATACACTTAGCAATTTTATCTGGGTCATCCCATGTGCCAGGTAAATGATATATTGGTGGGCAAGCAGCAAAAAACATTAATCTTCTCCTTTTAATTTAATAATAATACGATTGTCCTTATAATCAGCAATGAATTCAAGTTCTACATCATGTGGCCACATTAACTCTTCATATAGAGCGTTAAGACGTTCCATATCTTCATATAGATCGTTAATATGTTTCGGATCATCATCCATCAATAGATACCTTTGATAATTCGTAATTGAAAAGTAACAACTCTTTTCTTTCTTGCTGATCTCTCATATATTCTCCAACTGAACGCATTGTGTAAGTTAATTTAAACTCACTGGCATTCCAGTTTTTAAATCTATTCTTAACCAGTTGATCAGAATTATAACTAATTAGCATTTTTATCTGGTTATGTTCATCACAATCAACAGCAAATTTGTCGTGATCAAAACTTTTATGCATAGATCCACTCTTTCCATAAAGATTATCTTTTATATCATAAGGAGGATCTAAGTACATAAACAATCCATCATGAATATCTGTTCGGAAACAATACTCATAAGAATATGAATTAATATGCCAGTGTGAGATAATCTCAGAGTACTCAGGCAACTTTTCAATACCTCTCATAGAAAAGTTAGAATCACTTGCTTGTTCTGAAAAAGAAGATGATTCTGTCAAACCTGAGAAACTACATTTATTTACAACATAAAAAGCAACTGCTCTATCAAGATTACTCTGTTCTTTATCATTAATAACATCCTTCATTTCTGCAAATAAACATCTTGCAGAATCTGGGTTACAATGAGTAATTTTAAGATTTTTTAATTCTCTACTTAAATCATCACCAAACATCTGAAGATTCATCCAGAAGTTTATTAAAGGTTCATAAAGATCATTAACAGTAATCTTTAAATGTGGATATAGTTTACTAACATGTATAGCAACACTTCCACCACCTAAAAACGGTTCACGAAATTCTTTATAATCTCTAAGATCTGGAAAGAATTGCCCCATCTTAGTACAGGCACGGGACTTACCGCCAGGATATCTTAAAGGTGTTTTAAGTCCTTTCTTGCTCATAATATAGATTTAATTAAACTATTGAATAATCATTGGATCAGAGTAATACTCTTGTTGTTGAGGAACTGCAAACATAATGTTTTCTATTAATAAATTAATATCAGCAGAAATAGCATCATTAGTATCTGCCATCCTACGAAATCCATTTCCAACATATATTTGTCCAAATATAACTGCTATGGTTGCAGCACCCCAAAATAAGTAATACTTATTTGATTTTATTTGATGTTTTACTTTTGAGATTTTTTTCATTTTGTTTTGTCCATTGTGTAATTAAAATTTTCAATTCATTGATACGTTGTTTAGCAATTTTTATTTTTTCTTCTAAATTAGTTTGTTTCATTTAAACTCACACTCTACCATTATTTCGGTAAGACAAGCAAGTAAATTTATTTCTTGATCTGCAACAAACGCTATTTGGTATTGATACTTAGCAAGAATAAGAATGGCAGCAGGGATAGTGGAAGGGACAAGACATTCGTAAAGACTATCGTAAAGGCGACGCAATAATACAGCAGGATCATTATCCAAATTATTGACACACCATTTACGTACTTCCGAAAAGTTTTTTGCCTTAAGATTTTTCGTAAGATCATTGATTTTTACATCACTAAAATGTGCAAGTATTCCACTATCTATCTTACCTCCTACTGAGTATCTTTGACACTCATTAAGAACCCTACGCCAATCAGGAAAGTGTTTATTGATAAGTTCAGCAAGCACTTTTTTATCAGATTCAACTCTTTCTTGCTCTAGTATGTAATTAAGTCTAGTGAAAAAATTAGCAGCAATTCCTTGCTTTTCTTTTCCATTTACAGAAAACTCAATGACAGCACAGCGACTGTGGAGTGGTTCGATGATTTTATTCTTATAGTTGCAGGTGAATATGAATCTACAGTTTCCTGAGAATTCCTCAATAGACGCTCTAAGGAGGAGCTGTACATCGGGAGTGGTATTGTCTGCTTCATCAATGATGATGACTTTGTGTTTTGAATCGCTTGTAAGAGAGACAGTCGATGCGAAGTTTTTGGCGTTATTCCTGACAGTATCGAGAAACCTACCTTCGTCAGATCCATTGATGACATAATAATCTGCTCCTAATTGATTACATAAACATTTAGCCACTGTGGTTTTTCCAATACCTGGAGGACCAGAGAGAAGCATATTAGGAATTTCACCTTTAGACAAAAAATCCTGAAAAGTTTTTTTAATACTTTTAGGAAGAATACAGTCTTCAATTTTTTGTGGTCGATATTTTTCAACCCAAATAAAATCACTCATAATTAAAGTCTTCTAGCATTTCCACAACGATTTGCAGAAGGATACTGTGCCTCAAATATTTTATTGGCATACACCTGTGTATCTGCCTCAACTATTGCTTTATGATATTTGGTGCTAGTTGTAGGCAGACGATATGTTACTTCCCATTTTGCCATTAAGAATCCTCAAAAGTAGAATCAGGTTCTAATGCAATATAGTAAGTTAGGTTAAATTGACTATTAGTAAAACGAGAAAGTAATTTAGAAGAAACAACAACATCGTAAGCACCAGGAATAATTTTAATATTTTCTACTTTAAAATTAAAGGTAAACTTTTTATCAGTTTCACCAACTACAACAGCATATTCGTTAGAAGTATCATTCTTCTTATCACGAACAACAAGTTTAACAACACCTGCTTCACCAACAACACAAAGATCTGGTAGTTGATATATTGCTGCTGCCTTTAATATCTTTTCTAAAGAAGTGCTTTCTAACTGAAAGTGAACATCCTCAGATGGAAGTGTTATTTGCTTATCAGGTGGAGAAATTATAACTTGAGGATCTGCAAAGAAATATTTTGCTTTACGTCCACCCTCACGAATAGTTAGATAAGACTCTTCAGTAAAATCCATCTCAGGATCTTGATGTAAACTCAACCCATTTAAAAATTGATTAAGATCATATACACCAAACTGACGAGGAAAATCTTCATCAATATCTGCCTCTGCCAAAATATTTTTAGCAACAGACATTGTGCGAAGTTGTGTTCCTTGTTTTACAAGAATAGAATTATTGATTCCTGCAAAGTTCTTAAGAACAGTTAAAGTTTTTTCAGAAAGTTTCATAACCACGGGTAGGAGTTTCATTTAATTGCCCACTGAAGTGATACAGTAGGAGTGCATAGTGTAGTGCTTTTAGTATATCACGTTTTGCTTGTCCCTTCTTATCATAACGA